CTCGTGCCGGGGAGTAGGTACGGCCGCTACGGACGGGTTGGTAGAGAACCTGAACATCGGCGTAGCCACAGTGGACTTAGCCGCCACCGGCGGCGGGGCGGGGGCGGGGACCGCTGAGTTAACTCGACTGCGGAGTCTGGTAGTCACCGGTGGAGATACAGGTGGTGGCAGTGCCTCCCTGGAAACGGTGACTTGGATTAGTATGGCAACTACCGGCGGCGGCACGGGCGGGGGATCAGGTTTTCTTCTTTCTCACGTTTGGCTGGATGAATCTTTCCCCAACAAACGGCTCGTGGTAGCGGGCAATGATCAACTCTGGTATGAGGGTACGGGCGTGAGCGCAGGAACTATGATCGAATTGACGGACGCGAAAAACGATATCGACACGTCCGACCAACTCAACATCTTTTCCGCCTACGGTAAGGTCTTCGTCGTCAATGGGGCTAACCTCAAGGTTGCCGATTTTCAGAACACCAAGATCACCACTGAAAACGTAGGGACCAATCCTCCGGATCGTGGCAACATTTTGACAGAGGCCGATGGAGCGCAGATGGTCGTGGACTATATTACCGCGCTTTCTGGGGCCTGCACGATTTACGGTTATCGTACCACGACTAAGACGTTCCAGAATAATCATGTCGTGACCGGACACGACGATGATGATAACGATATCTCTTTCACCACGTCCGCTGCGGAAGATGCCCCACCGCACTGGTACGACTGGACGGTGTATGGAGGCAGCACTACGTTATACGGTTCGATGCCGGCCAAAGCCTACATCGGCTGTCTTTCGGGCGGGCGTTGCGTTCTTTCGGGTAACCCTGATTATCCGCACCAAGCTCCGACTTCAGCGGCTGGAAATCCGTGGGACTGGAATATCTACCGCACTGATTCCGACCGGGCCACCGTCATTGGTTCGGGAGTAGCCGGACAGATCGGCGATGTCGTGCGGGCGTTGATCCCGGCGCGGGATGGGCAACTCATTATAGGGTGTGCCAATTCCCTCCATATCATGCTCGGTAACCCGGCTTATGGGGGGCAAATGGTAGACATCAACGGCGTCGGTATCTTCGGGGCGAACTCATGGTGCTTCGACGCCGACGGCAACCTGTACGCCTACGCGACCAACGGAGTGATCCGTTTGCCACGGGGGGCCTCTCAGGTGGAGAATTTGAGTCTGATTCCGTTGCCGAAATTCATTGAGGACAATGCCGCTGACCCGGCTACCCATCGTGTGACGATGGGCTACGACCCAGTACGGCATGGGATTGAGATTTGCATTACCAAACTCACTGATGGGACCAGTAAAAATTATTGGCTTCCTCTCGCGCTATCAGGTAGTTTTTTCCCGGAAACGCGGATCGCCGGGCATGGGGTCTACTCGATTTTCCAGTATGATGCGAATAGTCCCACGTATAAGGGTCTACTCTTTGGTTGCACCGATGGCTATATTCGTCTACATAGTGATGCGGCAGCAAACGATGATGGTACGGCAATTGATAGTTACGTAACCTTTGGCCCGATTCCTCTGGCCGAGAGCGGGCGAGACGGCTCCATTGAGGCGTTTGATATCGTGTTAGCGGGCGGCGCGAGCGGTAGTTTGGCCGATTCCGGCGATGCCACGGTGCAAGTGTGGTCGGAGGACGTGGCCGAGACCGTGATTGAGGACTTGAACGCCGGGACGACTCCCAAACTCGCCATGACGTTTACGGGTCCGGGGCGGGCGCACGGAGCCAAACGTCGGCGCGGAGTACGGGGGGCTTTTGCCGGGATCAAGGTGGGGAACAATGTTGCAGGCGAGACCTGGGGGATGGAGACAATCACTTTGGACGGCGGTGCGCCGGGTAGGAGGATCAGATAATGGGATGGTATAAGAGTTCTACGGGAAATTACGTACAGGCTAATGAAGCACCGGGTCTGGAATGGCGCGCTGCTTCAGCCCCCGCCGCTACTACGTTTACAACTTACTCGGGTGCGAATACGTTTAGGCCTACCTACAACACTATCTCCGGCCTATTTCAACAGGCCCTTAACAGTCTGACCGGTGAGGCTGAGAAGACGTATCAACAGGGCAAGCGCCGGACGCTGACTGATATTGCCATGCAGTCGATAAACTCCGGTATGGCGAACACCCTGAACATGCCGGCTGCGGGAGTTGCCTACGATGAGGCAAACCGAGCAGCCACGAATCTTGCTCTTGGGCGGGAGAAAGCCGGCCTTTTCACTGGACTTGGACAAATAGCGGCTGGAATGTATGGGCAGAACCTTGAGGCGTCTGTGAATGAGGCCAATTCGATTCGGGGGGCAGAAGCTAATTATGCCCAACAGGCGTTGCAGCGTTATCTCGGACAATTAAATTACGATCTCGCACAACGGGAACTTAACGCGAAACTTGCACTTGCAAAACAGTCGAGCGGCGGTTCCTCGGGATCGGGAATGATCGCACGATGACCGAACTCGCCAATACTATCAATGTCCCGATTCCGGGTTCATCGCGATTCGAGCAGGATACTACCCTGGCCCTGACTCGACTGCGGGAAGCCCTCGGGCCGAGCGGACATCCGACATTTAGCGCAATTGCGCTTCCGACCTCAGTATCTGGCATACTCAAAGCGACCGATGGCGTTGTTACTGGCAACGCCTTAACCAAGGATACAGACTTGAAATGTCTGGTAACGGAGATTTAGAACATGACGACGCAATATAGAATTCCCGAATTGAGCACGTTTAACTGGCAGCAGAACGTACTGGAGCAGCTGGACACGCCGCCGGGCCAACCGGATAAAGGAGACCGCTATCTCGTGATTGCTGAGGCAAGCGGCGACTGGGCGGGGCATGAGGCTGACATCGCATGGTGCAGTAACGCCACTGGCCCGGTGTGGTCGTTCGACACCCCGGCGGAAGGCTGGATTACCTGGGACGAGGACGCGAACGAATACTATTCATTCAACGGCACGACTTGGGTAGCGTGGGACCCTTCTTTGGGGCATACGCAGAACACTGATACCGGGACTACGTCGGCGACTTTTCAACTGAACAGCGGCAGTAGCGGCCCCAAACTCAAGGACAATAGCGGCGTATTGGAGGCCCGCAACGCCGCCGACGATGCCTATGCCGATATCAAAGGCAAAGACCTCGTGGCTGGTGGTAATATCACGGATGGCACTTACGCAACCAGTCCAGCCCAGATCAAGACCGCGTATGACACGCGGGCTGTTTACGATTCCGATTTAAAGTGTTTGACGTTTACCCTATGACGACGGATTATAAAATACCGATTCTGAACAATGGTAGTTTCAACGCCTCTCAGACTGTCTTAACAGACGCCGATAAGAAGCTGGTGACGGCCGACTATTTGAACCAAGCGGTTAAGACCACGTCCAGCCCCACGTTTTCTAAACTCACGGTAGGTAATGCCAGTACGTATAATCCGATAACGTTGAGTCGTTATGCTGATTCGCCTTATTGCAACGGGTTCCTCATGCTCAAGGCCCGTGGCTCTTATGCCTCCCCCGCCGGGGTAGTGGCGAACGACCAACTTTTTCGGATGAGTACTCAAGGTTGTCAGAGTAACGGAGCGTTTCCATCCAGCAGTAGTTCGGATGATGTGGTACTGGGTTCCGCTACTGAGACGTGGACTACTACGGCACATGGCCGAAAAACTACGTTTCTAACCATTGCCAATGGAGCGACAGCGGCGACGGCTCGAATGATTATTGACCAGAATGGATACATCGGTATTGGGGTTACTACACCATTGGATTTGTTGCATGTACAGGGCAATTCACGGGCCGCTCTCTTTAGGGCAGTAGATCAATCCACTCTTGCCTACAATTCATTGAGTAACGGCAGTCTGACCGGCGGCACATCGTGGACGGCAACGAATGATTGTGCCTTATCCTCGAACGCAGCAAATTGGTCATATACGACCGGGCTGGAGTCAACCCTAACACAAGCGTCGGATACTATGACAACGGCGGGGAAGCCGAATCGTTATTACAAGCTAACGTATACGGTTACCAATTCCACGGGATCGCCGACAGCAGCCATTACCACTTCGTTTGCAGCTACAACAACCAGTCTTGCCGTAAGTACAAACGGTAGCGCGTTGGTGGTCTATTTCATTTCGGCAGCATCGCCCAGTGATTTCGTGATTTCCGCCACACTTACAACGGGGCAGGCATTTACTTTAGACACACTAAGCCTACAAGAAATAATCGGCGGCGATGTGCGAGCATATGGTCTCTTCACCGGCGGCGGCACAGAGGGCATCAAGGTCATGGGTGACGGCAAAGTTGGCATCGGTAACAGCGCGCCTAACGAAGTGCTGGAAGTCACCGGCAAAATCCGCGCCAGTACCGGTTTCAACGTGAACGGTACGGACGGCGTTACTCAGGCAGCGGCAGCGGGCAAGGTGTGCGACGTGACGGCGTTGGCGGGCGGGATTGCGACGGCCCAGACGCAGATTACATATGCCGCCGATGGCACGTATGATTTTGAGGCGCCCTCATCGCCGGACAAAGTACGGTCTATTACGATTGCCAACGGGCGAATAACCAGCATTACGACTACATAAAGGAGAGATATTGTGGCAGGATTACCCTTTCCTCCCTTGGTTGCGCCGAGTCAAGACCCCGCTGTTGTCGCAGGTACGGCTGCAATCAACGCCGATATCCGGGCGGGTCGCCCGTGGATTGAGTCGAAATGGGACACGCCGCGCACTCAGGGCGCGGACAAACCTCCTGCTTACGACGATCCGTTAGCAATCCTTGCCTTCACCAGCAAAACGGCACACGATCTCACCATGAAGGGTTTTGAAGACCAACAGACGGCGCTCCAAAGAAGTATCGCCCCGGATATTGACGCCGCCTATGCCGCCTATGGGATTGACTTTCACCGGATTGAGGATTCCAACCTTGATTTTGAGGCGAAAGAGGAACGAAAGAAGGATTTGGCCGCCACTTACAAGAAAAAGAAACTAAGTATTCAAAATAAGATTCAGACCGATATCAATGAGTTGACCCAAAAGCGAGTCGCTGCGATGACCGCACTCGCCTTGCATGAGGCCAAAATGCGGGGAAACTTAGAGGGGATTGCCAATGAGGGCAAACGGCTCGGCTGGTCTGAAGAGGATGTTCATCGAGCGCAGCTACAGGAATTGGGGATTAGTGTGCCATCGGAGTCGGCCGCTACAAGGGCACAGACACCCATCCAACGGCTTCGAGAGTTGACACCAATTCTGAGCGCTTATGACCGGGAGGCCCTGCGATATCGCATCAATCCCAAAACCAAGAGACCGCAGATACTCGCCCCGGAGTCAGAGTGGAGAGGAGACACAGCAACGGAAGCAGATTGGCGGGATATTTCAGCAATAGACTTACCTGATTTCTGGCGGTTTCGCCGGGATTATCTTACCCTCACCAAGGAGGCCGCTGAACTACGCCGAACGGTAGTCAACCGCCCGACTCCTGATTTGGTGTCAGCGGCCCGTACCACGTTGACCCCTCTGGCTCAGACCGTGACGCAGGTCCGATCTGAGGCGAACTCAAATGATCTGAGTAGTTTGTCCGATGCTGAACTCCGTCGTATTGCGGGGATGTAATCCATGCCGATCACGCCAGAAGATGCGCGTCGAGAACTCCTACGTAGACAAGCCGTGGCTGAGTTACAACGGCGGGCGACTACTCCACCCCCTGGCGGTTCACCCCCACGTACTATAACCGTAGAGGGCGCTACGCCTACTGAGGCCGAGGATGCCAATACGGCTCTGCGTGAGAAATACCCGCAGATGTTTCAACCAGGCTGGGCACCGGGATACAAACACCCACTGCGGGAAGTCGCCCGGCGTGCTGTGCGGCGGGTTGCCGCTCCGATGGCCTCTGGTGTGTCCGGAGGCGTGGCCGGGATCACGACACGGCTCCCCGATGTCCTCGATGAAGTCCTTGCCGTGGTCGGCGTGCCTGAGGATAAACGAATTACACCGCTTAAATTGCTCAATACTGAACTTATAGCCAATAACGCTTACTGGGAAAAGACGATCAAGGAAGAGGGAGTCTCCGGCGTTGAAAAACTACTCGGCAAGGCTATCGGCGGGTTTGCCCCCGGTATGCTGAATTGGATGGGCGGAGTTCCTCTCGCAGCGGTAGAAGATGGAACTGAGGCCGCGAAAGAGGGTAAGGGACCTGTTGGAATTATCAAAGGTGCGACCAAAGAGGCAGCTAAGCGGTTCGCCCTCGGTAAGCTTCTTGAGGGCATTGGCCTGATTAAAAATCCGATCCTACGTCGCGGATCGAGCGGGGCTACTTTGGCGGGGTCAGCGCTCCTTGAGGGCGGCACGCCCGGCGAAGCACTCATCCAGGGGGCCGTGGGCGTCGCTATGGGTAAGCCAACCAAAGGCAAACGGGTATTGCACCGCAAACCCGTTGCCGAGACACCGTTGATCTATGCCCAACCGGAGACTGTCTCATCGGTGGGGGCCAAGGCGGGACCGACGTTCGAGCCACGGGGAGAGACGGTTGCCCCACAAAAGACGATCTCCACACCGGAAACCACTACCGACTCGTCCTTTTTAGAGGCAATGTGGAGTACTGTTCGCGATTATGTTCCTGGCAAACCTTTGGTTCCCACGCCACAGACGTTTCGTCAAGCCCTCGTAAATCGTCACATCGCCCTATACCAAGCCTTTGATCGGGTTCATCCCGGTGGTCCGCTGCAACGGCAGTTAGGCAAAGACATCTATGAAACAATCCGTGCGATCAATATGCTCGACGGTGTGACTGATCCACTTGAAGGACGACCTACTGTACCGCCGGAATTAGAACGGTTGCGGGCAAAGAAACCGTCTGTTTTAGAGGATATATCACGAGCTGAGAAAGCGGTCGCTGAGCGAAATGCAGCCTTTGAGGAAGTTCAGATCAAGGCGGCTGAGAAACGCATACAACAAGAGGAGGCCGATGCATGGCTTGCTACGCGGAAGAATCCGCCGGTAGTGCCGGAGGGCGCACCTCCGGTCAAGCGTAACATTCGTAAACAGGAAACTCCACCTGTTACTGAAATCCCGACTCCCGTAGAGTCGGTTCCCACTGGTATTCCGATACCGGGCCGCCCGCCTATCGGCGTATCCTCTGCCGGTGCGGGCGAACAAGGTCCTTCGATCCGCTGGGTCTACCCCTCAGAACCCTCAGCCACCGAACCTATTTCTGAAGGCGGGCATTCCCCGATCTCCACCCGCAACGTCGATACAGCGCGAGTGCGAATGGAAGAGAATTTGCCCCCGCGCGTGCGCCCGAAGCGGCAGTACATCGACGTGAAACAGGAAATGTGGGCGACGGAAGCGGAGAAAATAACCCCGGTGGAGGTTGATGCCCTTGCTGAGGAAATGAACAAGACTCCGTATCCGCTCGATAAAGTACAGGAACAGGCGTTCCGGCGTGAGATCGACAAGACCCATCGGGAATATCTCTCCCTGATCGAGGCGGCTGATAAACTGTCTGCGGGTAGTCCCGCACTACGGGCGAACCTTGCGGCACAGGGGCAACTTCGGGGTCGGAGCGAGTCCTTGATTCGAGCCACAGAACTCGGCGGCACGGAGGAATCGGCGGCGTTTTCCTCCCGCAAAAATCTCAAGCGTGTATTGGAGAATGACGCTGATCCGCTGGCGGTTGCGGCGCGCGGGGCACAGGCCAAAGGTGACAAACTCACTGAGCCAGAACGTATGAAGTTGGAAACATCGGCCCGTGATGTCAAGGAGACTGCCGATAAAGTTGACAAGTTGGAGTCGGAAGGCAATCGCCGGATGGCGGAAGAAGTGCTGCGGCCGAAACCTCGTAAGCGACGTTTGCGGAGGGGCAAACCTATGTCGCGCGGTGTGACTCGCTACGAACGCATGACGGAGGCCGAGAAAGACGCCGAGTTACAGGACCTGTTACAGCGGGAGAAGGATCCCGCTACGATTGCTCATATCGCTGAGAATATCGCCTCCCGGCCTGAATTCGGTACGTTCGAGGATGTTATCAACCGCGTCGGTGTCTTGCTTCCCGATATGGGGCAGAACACCATCATCGACGCCATCGCGGAGTCAGGGCGGCGACAGCCCCACGTCGTGAACGAGATGACTGCCCGAATCAGGGGCCTACTCAAGGGGCCGGCCAAGACGAACAAGACTCTCGCAGATGACTTGAAAGACATTCTATACTATTTGGAATCGGGAGAAGTCCGGCCGAAGCCAGAGCGCGGCCTGCGCACTGAAGCGGACATTAACCATAGGCTGCGAGAGGCCCGCGATCTGATGCGGGAGATGCAGAAGAGCAGTCTGCCGGAAGTGCAGGCAAAACTCGAAAGCCAAATCAAGTTCCTCGATGCCCGGATCGCCAACGAAGATTACGGCCCCCGCCCCCGGCGCGTGCGCTCGACGTATCCTCAGGAGTTGTATCGGCAGCGGATGGAACTTGCCAGACGACAGGCCATTGTGCGGGCAAAAGTAGAACAATTACAGCCAAAGACCTTAGCTAACCGGGCGGCTGTTGAGGCAAGTGAAGCGTGTAAACTTCTGCAAAGTTGGGACAGTTCTTTCGATGACAGTGCCCTATTGAATCAAGGTGGTTGGCAGGTTGTGACTCACCCGATCCGTTCCCTACGGGTGCAGCCAGGGGTTTTACGAGCGGCGATCAGTGACGCTGCGGCACTACAATACATGGATGAATTGGTCGGACAAGCCCCCGATGCGTGGCGGTTAGCTCGCGATAAAGTAAAACTCTACCCGGTCGCCGGCCGAGACGTGTTTACCGGAGGGGCCGAACAATTACGGTCGGACTGGTTGGCGGCCATTGCTCAGCGGTTTCCTCGAATGACCCTGCCTTTGGGTTTTGGACAACGGGCCTATGCCCTCACTCTAAACGTCTTGCGGGTGGGGGCCTATCGTGCTTTTGCTCGTGCTTATCTGGCCGATGGCGGCCCTACACCAGCGCAAGGTGAGGGAATCGCGTTTCACGTCAACTGCACCACGGGGGCGGTGCCGCTGGGGGGTCGCGGGGAGCAGTTGGTCAAAAACCTCAACGGTATTCAGTGGGCACCCCAATATCGAATCAGTCAACTCCTTAATACGGTCTTTTATTCCGGTTGGCGGCCTGATATCCCGCCAGAAGTGCGTAGTCAGATTCTTCTTGACCACGCACTGCATATTATCAACGGACTTCTGATCGCACGGACACTTTCACTTCTCTTAGGAGAACCGGAACAAGACCCGAACTCGTCCCATTTCCGAGCGTGGCTAATCCCCGGTACGCACACTTATTACAAACCATTTGCACAGGAGGCTCGAATTACATCCTTAATTTGGCAGTTGGCCTCCGGTGAGCGCAAGAATAAGGCAGGACATACTGTTCCAATTCGCGGAGCAGATATAGGCTTTGGCCAACCTACCGGCGTGGACCTGCTAAAAAATTACTTTCGTTCCGGGCTGGCTCCGGTGCCGGCAGCGGCGTGGGATCGTTTCTTAACCGGCACAGTGTATCCGACAGGTGAAGAAGCCACGCTACTGAAGGTGGCTCTTAAAGCAGTGCAACCGATTATGTTTCAAAACCTGCTTGATATAATGCACGATGATATGGGACTTGACACAGCGACAGGACTGAACGCCCTTAACTATTTCGGGGCGTCCCTACAAACTGAACTGAACGAGGGGAAGAGTGCCGGGCCAGCGCGGAGAGTGATACGTAAGAGGTTGCCATGACACATCAGGAGAAGGTAGAATTACTTGTCCGGATTGACGAGCGGACGGAGCAGTTGGTGAAGTGGACCGAGCGACATGTTGAATTGCACACCCGGTTGTCGCTGGCGTTTCTGGGAGCGGCGGTGTCGGCGTTCCTGGCACTGGGAACAACGGTGGTGTCGTTGTTGATTCTACTTAAGTCGCATGGTTGAACGGTCGATAAACGGATATGCAGCAAAGTCGGATGGATAGTATAATGCTTTGGATCGCTGTCGGTATCACGATGCCGTGGGCGATCCCGCCTTATTTGTTATGGCTGTGGCTACGGCGGTATGTCAAGCGGAATACCGGCGAACGAGTTTCTCCAAAAAATACCGGCGGGTAAACCACTTATACCCGCCGGCACAAGGCACTTTGATGAGGGGTATCTCGCCTTTGCTGATCCACCGGCCGATTCTCATTTTCGACACCAGTGTTCCCGTCATTTTGAGAAGTGTCGCCTGAATTAGGCCTTTTTTTATGAGATCAGGATAGAGAGGTCGCTTCACGATAGTATCTTTCCGGCGCGCCTGTTACAGGATGCCGTACCACGATGACGCAATGTTCCACGCCCCTCCGCGATCGCGCTCTGACGCGCCAGCCTTCCGGCGTCTCTTCTACTGACTGTACGTGATCGAGGGCCTGCTGGAGAAGCGGATCGTTCTGGACGTACCGTTTTAGCCACTGGATAGGTTTCATCACTAACCGCAATCCCCCAACAGTAACTTATCTCCGAATCGCCTCTCCAACTCTGCTTGCATACTCGCCAGTAGTAACCCCGCCGCGACTATCTCGCGAGCCCTTTTGCGAGCCCCCATCAGTAGGTCGTAATCCTCAACTAAATCGGCGATGTGTAACTCTGGTAGACCGTGTTGCCGCGTACTGAGGAGATCGCCGGGACCCCGCTGGCGCAGGTCAGCCTCCGCGATCTCAAAGCCGTTATTAGTTTGCTCCATCGCCTTCAATCTATCGCGCGCTTCCTGAGAGTCTGAACTACTAAGCAGGAAGCAATAACTCTGGGCTGACCCACGGCCCACGCGCCCGCGCAGTTGATGGAGTTGGGCCAGACCGAAACGCTCGGCACCCTCGATCACCATGACAGTTGCATTGGGGTTGTCCACGCCTACTTCTACAACAGTCGTCGCAACTAAAATCCGGCCGTAAGCCGAGGGACCAGACCACCACTCGACGACAGTCTGCTGCTCAGTAGGCGTCATGCGCCCATGTAACATCGCCACACTGGCGTCGGGGAACAGGGTGCAATATTCCTGCCAGACCTCCTCCACCGCCCGTATCTCGTCATCGAGGGCTTCGATTCTGGGACAAACGACATAGACCTGATGGCCGGCGGAGAGTTCGCGAGCGATGATGTCTCGTGGAGTATCCGGCGACGGGGCGTGGTGTCCGATAGGCCCGCAACTGAGACTGGCCCGCCATTGAGTTCTTACAGGAATACGCCCCGGCGGCATCGCCCAGATAGTAGACACATCAAGATCTCCGAATACAGTCATCGCCATTGTTCGCGGGATCGGAGTCGCGGTCATCACCAGTACATGTGGGTTGCCGTGACAGCGAAGCGCAGCGCGTTGTTCAACGCCGAACTTATGTTGTTCGTCGATGATAACGAGGCCGAGATTCGGAAATGACACCCTATTTCCAAGGAGGGCGGTAGTTCCCACGAAAATCTGCGCCGCCGGTAAAGACGCTTGCGATTCACGCACTGGCGCTCCGGTTACGAGCCGGCAGGTAACTCCCGCCCTCTCGAAATATCCTTTTACCGTTTCGTAGTGTTGCCGCGCAAGAATTTCCGTGGGACACAGGATAACCGTCTGTCCACCATTGAACGCCATCACGATAGCGGCGTAGGCGGCCACGGCGGTCTTGCCGCAGTTACCAGTCACGAACACTCGATCATCGCGGCGGAGAATGAGGTAGGACGACGGCACGGTGAAGCAGTATTTGTATCCATCCGCGCTCGGAACGCGGGTCACGGCCGTTTTGGGATTTGACATCAATCCTGTCTTTGTCTCTTTATGACGAAGGACTACGTAATCGGTTTTATCGCCTCGGCGGCACGAGCAAATAGTAGATCTGTATCCACAGGCTGAGAAGGTATATTGAACGAAATCGGCTTCTGGCTTTCTGCGGGTGTAGAACGTGCTTTTTTGGTCGCCATCCCAAAACAATACCTCATCAGCAATCACTCGAAGCTGCGCGGGCGACGCCGCCCAAAATTGCTCAAGGCCCTTTTGTAATACTGGCAGGGTAAACCGTAGACGGGTATATCCCGCAGAAGTGGTCTCGTAATAATCTATGCTGGCCTCTGCAAGTAACTGCTTGGCGCGGACAATCTTCCGTAGTTTCTTCACGCTGACAACCACTGATGTATTGTCTGCTATATGCCCATCTGCGCAGGCCATCACCATGACCCGGAGTTGCGCGTCGGTGAGCGGCATTGATGATTCTCGTTCTACGGTAAACGTGGTCTCAAACCTTCCCCGAAAACCGAACTTATCGCGGTTGTGCTCTTCTTCAAGCTCCGCCGCTGTCAGTTCGTCAGCTCGGTCGTACTTGCCGGTTGCCTTTGAGAATCTATATACGAGGCAGCGATGGTCAGGGGATAGTACTTGTGACACCCCGTATTTAGTATGGAGGCGGATGAACTCCGTACACGGGGCTTTGATATACCGCATGGGTGTAGTGAATGAGGCCACTCTGATTTGCGCGTCATATTGCATCACCTGTTGCCCGGCCCACTCAGAGATCGGAATCCATCCTGTAGGCGACAGAAACTCGGTTGCCGCGTCTACGCAGCCGACATCGCCTTGAAGGAGGCGATTCATCGCGTGGAAAGAGCAGAGATCACCGAGAATTTCTTCAGTTGCGCGCAACTGATTCCCAGTAAATCGAAATGGAAAGTAATGTCCAATGTTCTGTGGTGGTACGATGCATCGCACATTGGGCGGTTTCTGTTCCCGCCGGGCCTGTCGCAAGGCAAGGGCCAGCTGCATGTAGAGAAGTTCGTCATATTTCAGTTCCCGTCGCGCCTCATTCGCCTCCGCTTGATTGCGGGGGCGATGAACCCGTATCAACACTGAAGAGGCTGGAATAATATACTCGGCAGGTAGTCCGATGAGGCACTCCTTGACGAGACGAGCAATGTCACGACTGGTGATCCCCGCCGTTACGGGGTAAGTAACCACATTGAGTAGGGACTCATCAACCCGGTCCCCTTCCCTCACCACCCGCCACTCTGGATTTGACAGACCCCCATTCCGCACGATACCGGAAGCAATGAGCGCAACCCCACGAAAGATACTGGAACGGAGGTAGCCCCCACCATACCAAATAATCTCTACGCCGGTATCGAGTTGAACCGCGAAATTCCGATCCCACGTGCGTATATTGCGAACGATTCCGCCAATTGTGGCGGGCTGTCCATCGACCAACGGTCCATTGGTTTTTGCGGGTGCGAAAAAATAACCGGATGGATAATGGTGGAGTAGATCGTCCACAGTCTCGATTCCAAGGCGTCTAAGCCCGGCAAGTTTCGTCGGACCAATGCCTTTAAGCTCCTTGATGGGTGTGGTTAGAATCATCATACTGATAGCCTTACATCATTTGGAAGTTCATTGCCCCAGATATCCCAACCGGGAGTTTTCTGACGGGCGAATATCTCAACGCGGGAAATATCACCCATCAAATCAATAATTCGATCTCGAACTATTGCTGGTTTTTCACTATGCCGGCCGTGCGGCTCGATAATCAACTGTGATACAGCATTTGATAGACGATGCGGCTTTCCTCGTGTCGCCAGTAGACACGGTTCTGTGTTGCCACGAGTCCATCGGCCTAATCCATAGAAGGGCGTGGGAGTTCGCGTATTCATTTTGATCCACACAAATGCTGAACTCTTATAGGTGAACCCCCACGCCTTTATTACGGATAGAGCCTCTTGAAGCATGGGATAGGTAGCCCAAAGGAACAACACGGAGTCAGGCGCACAAATGCTTTCGATTGGCAGGCTACAAATCTGACTCAATGACATCGTACTATAGTGGTTGGCTGTCGCCCCATTGCAATTCCAATCACTATAGGTCCACGGCGGGTCCGCATAGATTATGCTGTAGCGCTTGGGGCTACCCAACACATGTGGCACGGGTATCATGCCAACCTCGCCTTCACAGTAGCAATGGCGGTAGCGGTATCCGACGACCGGGCAGCGGTGATCGCGGCCTTGAGGCCCTTAGCAATTACGCCAGGGTTAGCATCGAGATAGGACTGCACACCCTTAACCAATTCCGCAAACTGCCGATCTTTGGCTGTGACCGTACCCTTGATCCCGGCCATTGCTGATTCCATCTCGACTGGTGTGATATCGCCAGGTCTTTTACGCATCAAACCGAGAACTCCGCCGAGACCGCCCACGCCGAGAAGCGAAAGACCCATCGACAATAGCCCGGTCTCACCGAACAGTTGCTCTTCGCGGGCTTGAGCTGCTTTGACGTTATTTGTCACCACGCCGCGCAGAATGCCATAATCGAGTTGGTTCTTCTCAATTATCTGATTCAGGGCCAGGATTTTAACCTGGTACGCTGACTCAACTGCGACTTCAAGCCGAAGGGCTTTATCGAGGTTGGCGAAACCCTGAAAGTCATTTGAATCTGCTACGCCCGCGCTGACGGCATAGTCTACGGCCTTCTGATCCACGGTGGCCGGCGTCACGTAACTGGATAGCGCAGCGCAGCCGAGGCCGCCTGTGATACACAATAAACAAAGCACGGGTATAACTGTTTTCATTTTTCCTCCACTGGGTAACCGAGGGTCTTGAGAGCCTTGCGCTGATCGATAGTCAAGTCCTTTTCACGACGCTTGATCTCTTTGCCGCAGTTCCAGCATTTGAATACGTAGGTCATGCGCGAGACAAACCACAAATCGAGATCAGCTACGATGGCCCGAACAAATCGCCAGTCATGTTCACGACACCCAACTTCCTTACGAAGTTGGATGATTTCTAGCTCATGGACCTTCATCTGATTGATGAGGTCTTGTACCTGTCGTCTCAGCCTCATACATTAAACCTCTTTCTTATCAAAACGATGTCATCGCTACCACACGCAGGGCAGACCTCAACTTCATCCTCGATTAAAGTTTCGTTCGCATAAGTGTATTCACAGGCAGGGACCTCGAATTCTTCGCCACAATCATTACATAGGTACATACTTTCTCCTATTTCAGTAGATATTTTTGCATCGCCCAAGAAAAGATTTCCAAGCCTTGGTACACATACTTTCGCACACCCGCCGTCTCCACCCGCCTACGGATCAACGGCTTCTCCATGTGGGATAGTTTCATGCCAAACCCGATGGCGTTCAAATTCGTCTTGATCCCAGTGGAGTCGCACCATGCCCGCCATAGATCGTATAGATCTCCACACTCGGTGTAATAGGCCATAAACCCCGACCCAATATGCAGTTTCGTACATTCCTCCAACATCACACCGACTGGATTGGTAAGCTCTGCCAACTGAGCCAAATGGTTCTTACTCTCAGTGGGCACGGTAAACGTATCATTCGTCAACAGGCGTTTGAGACCCACAATGGACCATAGGGCAATACCCGGCAATTCCTCTTTGAGCTTTTGTTCGAGCATTCGGTCAGGATTCTTGCGCCGGTAATTATTTGGAAAATAGAGCAAATTCATCCGATTCGCCATTGCCTGTGATACATCATCGAAAGGAATGGCTTCATTCGCTACATAGGTCAGGCGGCAGAACAATCGGGCGTCCACGGCGGCCTTGTATTTACGGGCCACGTTAATCATGTCTCCGCCGGTAATGGCTTTCCACGTCTGTAGTAGTTTGTCAATATCACCTTTGCCGGTGTCGCGAGACTCGGACATAATCGTACTATATTTATTGAGTAACGTTTCCTTCCCGAAAAGACCCTTAAAATTGTCGGTGGAAGCCCCGCAACAGCGGGCTGAACCCATCATGGCGGATAGGACGCCCGCCATCGTGGATTTGCCCGAACCCGGCACACCGAAGAAAAACATCATGCTTTGCATATGATTCGAGGCAATAAGATTGTAACCGAACCACTCCTGCACCAGATCAACGCACTCCTGATCCCCGTTGAACACGTTCGCTACGAACCACTGCCAAAGCGGGCAGGTATGCGCTGGATTGTAGTCATAGGGCAGGGTACTCGTCAGGAACACATCCGGGGTCAGCGGGGCGAGCCGGTCATCGGCGAGATACAAGATGCCGTTCTGAAATACGACGGCGCGAGCCAAGTCCATCGGGGCGCGGGCCTTGATTGAGAACGGCTCGTGTACCCCGTCCTCGACGCGAACATTACAGTAGGCTGATGCCGCATCGTGGATGTCGGCACAGAATTTGCGATCAGGGTGTAAAGTCGTAATTTTAATGTCGTTGCCAGCCTTGACCCTAACCTGCCGATCCGTGAAGAACTGATACCAATCGCCTCGAATTTCCTCTTGGTCAATCTTTCGGTAAACAGTGCCTTCCCAACGGTAATAATCACCGTGCACCCGCCGGAGCAAGGGAACTCCATTACGCATCTGAGTTTGCTGTATCCACGATTTGACCAACGTGAGTGGTGCGGTATCCGGCAATACGGAGCCATCGTCGGCCGCGTCCCCTGATGCCTTGACGTGCGCCTCGAACTCTTCACGAGTGGGATGCCAAATCCGAAGGTCTTTACCCTTACCTTCCGGGGGCAGAACCTTGACTATCGACCGAACAGACTCCCGCAGCGATTGAAAAGTCGCTTCCATGCCGCGCTGCCCGGCACCGTGCGGATCACGGTCACCGACAAGGATGACATCTCGGCCTTGGAGTAGCCCCGCGAGATTCTTGCCGCCTGTGTCGTTAGACTTCCCGACCGCCACGTAACCCATCGCCATCGCAGCCAGGCAGTCACTCGCGCCCTCAGTGACAACCACCGGCTGATCCGATATAGGCAGTACAGATACGGTTCCTCCTCGATAATTAGGCTGGGTATGACGACGATGGAAGTACCCAGCCCCAGTTTCAAGGCAACGTTCCGCGCCTTCGGCGGTTCGGACGCAAATGACGCAGGCGGGGTCCTCTGGGTCCTCATCAGACACGAGACAGCCATCCCGCTCTCTGTGGCAAATCGGACACTGTACTCCAGCGTCCCCCACTCGAATGAATCGGGGCCGATACTCCGGTATTGCTGCGTTCTTTTGTTGAGTACCTAGACATTCATAGTAGAGTCCTCTTTCAGAACCTTTCCAAGTATATTTCTTTCCATCCGCATAGCGGCGGAGGAGGCCGGTCACATTGCCGTCACCATCCCGTTCGGGAAATATCCAGCACTGTTCCGCCGGATAATAGCCGACACCGAGCCGATGCACGGCATCGGCGGTAACGCCGAGACTCTGCGCGAGATCCTCGGTCATGCCGGGGAGCATGTTGGCCTGAAAGGTCAAGGCCAGGTCCTCGAAATCCGGTTTATCTTTCTTCATAGTAGCCCCGCAATCGTCCCACGCGGGCGGGAATTTCACCGACCATCGGGGATCAGGTGAGCGGCGAATGGGTCAAACTCGTTGTAGTAGTTTCTCGCCTGATCCCCCGTAAGACAGAGAGTTATACGCCGAGTTCCTTAAGCGTTGCCGTCGCAATCGCCGTCCAATTTCCGACCTTCTCATCTCCACCAGCTTCATTGACGGATTTTACCCATCCGTTCGTGATATCGAGGTCCGACTTACCAGCCTTGTTAGCGGTGTTGTAGACGTATTCCCACGCTTCGGCTTGTGTCAGCAGTGCGGGCATAGGAACAGCCGCCGGGACTGGAGGCTGCGAGACAGCCGGCGAAACCACGGCAGTCGGTTTCGGAGTCGCCGGGCGACCGCGCTTCTTCGGCTTGGTGACGGGTTCAGTCATAGCAGTGGTGGGGGCAACAGGTGCAACCACTGCTACGGGAGGGTCCGGCTGCGCCGGGGCCTGCGCCGGAGTCTGCGCCGGAGTCTGCGCCGGAGGAGCCGCCGGCTTTGCCGTCTTGGGCTTCGGTCCGCCGCTGAGATTCTTCAAGATCGCGGCGTACTTGGCGTCGATGGCCCTGGCGTCGGCGACATCGAGCTTTTCGACTGCGCGACCCGGCGCGGCATCGAAGGCGGAGATGCCCTGTACTTTACATCGTTCCTCCTCGTTGTAAATCTCCATACCCATCCGCCATTGAATCTGCGTGGCGAGACCGTTATCGGGAATGTTCAGCGCTGCAAACGACGCGCCGTCCCAATTAAAGGCCCGCATAATCTGACGGCAGTTAATAGCGTTCTCCTTCTCTTTGCTGGTGACGAGGTTTAGGAAGGCTTGCGCCTCGTTATCCTCGTACTCGTAGGAGGTCCAAACTTGATTGTTCGGGTCCCATTTCTCCGTCGCTTGCAGATTTATTACCAGTTGCAGATAGCCGCCCGACGACTTACTCAGGCCACGATCTAACACGAGACCACGATAATCTCCGGCTTGTCCGATGTTTGACATAAACTATTGCTCCTCCACAATGTGGGCGTTGACGAGAGTGACCAAGTCCTTCCCATAGTCACAGTACCCAATTTTTGATCCTGACACAACCTGAGCAAGCTCGTTACCATAGCCTTTACACCGCTGATACAGAACCTGCCCCTTACGGAAAAACGCACTGGGCTTGATCTCCTCGAACGGTACTTTCTTCATGTCTACCCTTCCACAAACAATGATTTCAGTCTTGCAAGTCCCTCTGGGATGATCTTGCCACAACATTTCTTGTGCCCGCTTCCGCACGGACACGGGGCATTACTGATTAAAAAGTAAGGACCACAGTGAATCATCGTCCGGTCGCTCGAACGAGACGGCCTCACAATCGGCTAATGCCGAGCCACGGCTCTTAGCCTCGAACGTAGCATCGGGTTTGACGTTGATGACGCGGCCACTGACTGGGTTAATTTTACGGTCCTCGACCTTGGTGTTCGCCCAAGTGATACGAAACACATGATCGGCCCAAGCAATATAATCTTTACGGACACTCTGCTTATCGCTGTGATGGAGATCGGGACCCGCTTTTAGATAATTCTCCCCAGAGGTATTGGTCTCGGTCATCGCAGCCTCTTGAGCGATCAAAATGATATTCTTACCCATACGCACGAGACGGTCACAGTCGGCGAGAATCAAGTGCATGACATCAAATAAGTGTCTATAACCTTTTCCCCACCCCCACCCCTCTATAGACTTGACCACGCCACCTTTCTCGTGCGGGATCGTAGCGAACATATAAGGTAAAGCCCAATGCTGGAGCATGGTTACGGTATCGAGGACAACCGAGGCGTAGTTATCAAATACGTTGCTCTGAAGCGCTGCACGAACATCACCAAAGGTCTCAATGCCTGGAACATGGTCAAGCACTTTCCCGGTTTTTGGGTGTTTGATCTTCCGGCCACCGTCATCGATACCAACGAACACTGGAGTAGGGGCCATTGCGGCGAGTGTGGTTTTGCCCATTCCCGAATTACCGAATATAATTATCTTGTCTCCCTCCCCATTCCCAATCCAGGGGGCAACCGCAAACGATTTGAGTGGTTGCTTCGGTAAGGAAAGAACGGGCGCTTTGATACGAGGGACGGGCGCGGTAGCCATTATTGATTCCTCCAAAGGTGTTTCCAAGATCGACCTGTACGGCCGCAACCATTTCTTTGCGCGGTAGCTCCATACTCCCCCGGCGTCTGTTACCGCGTATTCCGGCCATCCGGGAATCCTCCTCATTCCAGCGGTATTTCCTCGGCCTGCGGGTGCTTCAACTGATATCCCACCGGCGCTGTTCCCGGTGTCACCTGAACTCCTGCTTGACAGAGGGGCCGGAATTCACAATAGAACGGATTCTCACAAGACCTCCCATTCTCCACCCAGAGATCGCCTTTTTCTATTGCTCTAATCTGTTTGGCAAGCTTAAACAGTCGGGCTTGAAAAACCTCAAGCTCCTTATCTGTGCGGGAGACCTCGCGCTGAGCAAAATAGTGCTCGGGGCGTTCGCCAATATCTTGAATGAGCCGAGCGCCGTACATCTCGGCGGTCTCGATTACTGAGTCACCTAATGGAATCGATCCTGTAATGTGAGTCCCGCAGTATTCCCCAGTATCCACCAGCATTTTAAGATCGGCTTTTGAGATTTTTTTTGGCATGATATCGGGTTTGTGCCATACGTCGCACCACGCCCCGGCAATCGGAGTATCCTCAGGTCTAATGCCGTAGGGTCGTAAACACCCAATGCGTTGTGCGTGCCGGCCACCAGCAAGATAACCACTAATCTGATCGCCCTGCGTAAGTGCGGTCCAATAGTCTTGGCTCGTGATTGAATGACTTGTGGATTTCCGCTCCCATACATACACGAGTCCAGTATTTTTATCTCGCACGAGACGGTCAATTTTGCCGACAAATACGACTTTGGACAAAGCCCGGCCCGTCGTGGGATTCGCAACGGGGACCTCGAATTTAATCTCCGATTCGATTACCTCCCAACGGCCCTCCTCCGCCGCATAAAGCCATTTCCAGCCGCTAAGAGAATAGAGTAAGATCGTGCGTTCGAGTTCCCAATCGTCACGAGTCTTATTGTCGGGCACGATGGCATATGCCTGTGTAAGGTAACGAGCGACCCGATCCATTTCATCAGGGAGGACATAACCCGTACCGCCGCAAACGTAGCAT